CTACTTTTGCGTTGAATCTGCCTCCTGCTGACGCGCCGCAATATCCTTCATCATATCGACAGCCCCTCCTCCCACTGATACGGAAGTTTCGAAAGAAATATTTTCTTGTGCTGTTACAGTAGGTTGAGTTTGATTTTCTGTTGTCTCGGCCGATTCACCGTCTTTTTGCCCCGGTATCAGCAGCACCGGCTTTTCGACATCATTAACACCTTTTGTTTCAGCCACCCCCGCTGCCTCTCCGGCATCGGCAGAACGCCGCTGCTCCGCCGCACCTGTGGTTTCTCCGGCAGAACTCCGCGACATCTCCGCACCTGCGGTCTCTCCGCCGGAAACAGCTTTGTCAGCCCCCTCAGCCTGATTTTCAGCTGCCCCCACTGCCTCTCCGGCACCGGCAGAACTCCGCTGCTCCGCCGCACCTGCGGTTTCTCCGGCAGAACTCCGCGACATCTCCGCACCTGCGGTCTCTCCGCCGGAAACAGCTTTGTCTGCTCCCTCAGCCTGATTTTCAACCACGTCCGCGACCTCTCCGACACCGGCAGAACTCCGCGACACCTCCGCACCAGCAGCCCCTCCGTTGGAAGAAGCTTTGGCGCCGCTGTCTGCCGGAACGGCATTTTCTCCCGCCGTTTCTTCTACGGCAACAACGCCTTTCTCACTGTCATAAATTTCTATCTTCCCTTCCTCAAAAGCAACCGTTTCGGAGCGGGAGGCCGGCTTTGCCGCCGTTTCCGGCTGACTGATTTTTGCCAACGCCGATTCCGGTTTGCTTACGGCATCAACTTTTTCTTTCGTTTCCTGCATAAAGTCCAAAAATTCGGTCAATGCCTCGCCGGAAATTTCCGCCTGCTCCGCCCCCTGAACTGCCTGGCTGCTGCCGGAAACATTCTGTCCGTTCTCCGCTCTTGCTGCAATTTCTTCTGCCGCCGGAGCCGATAAAACCGAAACCGGAGCCCTCGCCTCCATTGCAGCTGTTTCCGTTCCGATTGTCGTTACTTTCGAGCCGGTTGTCTCCGCACTGCTTACCGTTGTTTCGGCTGCGGAAATTTCAGCCTTTTTATCGGCTTCGGCCGCTGCAGGCTGTACTGTTTCGCGGCGGCTTTCCGCAGCCCGGCTGGCTTTTCCTCTCTCAAAAACGACTGCTGCCGTCGCCAAAGGAGCAGTTTCTCTGCGGTATTCCGCCGCCGCTCCGCCCAAAAGCGTCAAAAACAATACAAACGCCAGCAGTTCTGCTTTGCCTCTGGCTTTCAACCGGGAAATTTCCTGATTATCCATAATGCCCTACTCCGTAAAAAAACATTTTCAGACATTATAGAACAGCCTTAGTTTATTTGCAAGCTTTTCCTTATGCCGAAAATCAGCGTTGCAAAACTCCTGTGGCAAAGTTTCCGCCCCAAAATTCCGCCGTCGGAACGCCGCAGCCCCCAAAAGTGCGGCAGCCTCAAAAGTACGGCAGATTCAAAAGCGCGGCGGCCGCACTCGGCCGATATGCTTTCTGACTGCCGCCGCGCCCCGCCTCAGCCTATTTCTCGGGTTTATACCGTTCCTTCAGCATCCGCCCGGCCTTGCCCAGCATATTCCCGACCGCATCAAACAGTTGTTTTCCGCCGCTGCCGGTTTTTGCAGGAGTCAGGTCAAGCAGTTTCGTCACCTTGTCCAGCCAGACAATGTAAAAATTATGCAATAGCTGCTCGCTATCCCGCTCGACCGTCAGCCGGCCGCCGATGGCGTCCATAAAACGCTGCACGAACATTTCTTCCACGCCGGCCTCAATTGCCGCTTCCGGCGTAGAAAACCGTCGCGGCAGTTCCGGCATGACCCGTTCGCCACGTTTATAAACAAGCATATACCCGCCTTTGTAGTTCACCGGTTCATAGCGGTGCAGAAGCTCCTTGCGGTAATTGTCCATCAGGCGGTAATAAGCCCGCTTTGCCAGCATATTGCCGTTCAAATCCGGACTCTTCAAAATCTGGCTCAGATAATGGAACGTTTCATGCACAATCGTTTCCGCATCGGCCGTTTCAAACAGGTACAATGTCTTGTCCGCCGCGTCAAAAGCCCCTTTCGCCAAGACATCAAGCGTCGACTTCAGCCTTTTTTGCGGCGTCGGTGCTGCCGTTTCGTCGTCGGGCACAGAACGCATAAAATCAGGCTTAAACGCTATGTCTTTGTCGAAATTGCTTGCAATTTTCTCCAAATCGGCATACGTCAGGCGCGTTCTGTCGGTCGGAGGCGGCAGGTTCTTCTCGTCCCAATACGAAAACGACCGCTGCCAGTCGCTGTAGTCCTGTCGGCGCAGCATCGCCCGCACGTCGATATTGCCCTGCGATGTAACGCCGCCCCACGGAAACGGCGCCGCTACCGCATATCCCGAACTCATCCGCGCCCGCGTCAGGATTTCCGAATTCATCGCCTCACGCAGGTTTTGCAAAGCTGAATACGCAAAATCGCCGATTTGCCGCTCGTCCGGATCCAGCTGCGCGCTGCCGTAGCGTTCGTTGAGTTTTTCGTACAAACGGTCGAAATCAATCTCCCTGTACGTCAGGATTTCCGGTTTGTTCCCGTCGGCTCGCGCCTCAGAAGCCGTTGTTCCGACTGCATCATCTCCGACTCTCGCCTCAGAAGCCGTTATCCCGACTGCATCATCTCCGACTCTCGCCTCAGAAGCCGTTATCCCGACTGCATCACCTCCGGCTCTTGCTCCTGAAACCGCCGTTTCAGCCGTATCCGCGCCGGCTTGCTGTCCGGCCGCGGATTTCGCCTCGCTCCGATAAAGTCCCAGCAGCGGCAGGGGAACCTCCCGCTCAACCAGATAATCGCGCTGCTTTTCCCCCGGCAGGTATTTGCCGAGAAACGCCGTCAGCTCCTTGTTAAACACCGGGGCAATTTCCTTTCGCGCCATATGGATGTGGCGGTCCATAAAATTGCGCCGCTGCGTCGGCGTCAGCGCCGGATCGAACCCTTCCCGCATCTGAATGGCAAATGCAGCTCCCCTCAGCAGCAGGTCTTTCAGATTGGCGTAGTCGAACTGCCGCGGATCAATCTCCAAAACGTCGGCATTGCTGGTTTTGTCATGATAAAAATGATACCCTTCGTCATTTGCCAGCTCCTCAAACCTGACCATAACGTCTTCCATATCGGGATAGTTGCGGTAAAGCTCCTGATGTTCCAGCAAGTCGCCGAGCCGGACTTCCTTCCTCTCCAGCAGCAGCTGCCGTTCTTCCCAATACCGGCGCAGGCTTTCGTCTCCGCCCTCGTAATGTTCGGCAATATAGGCGTTTGCCGCCCGAATGTCGCGTTGTTCCGCCTTGCGTGCAAATTCGGTTTCCCGGTGCAGGCGGTAAATCCGGTGAACTTTGTCCAGCATTTCGGCAATCTGCACCTTCTGTGCCGGCAGCAGATAGCGGTATTTCTCCTGATTGAAAAACAGGTCGCTCATCAGCCGGGGCGTATGCGCTTCCCGATAAAAATCAGGACGATACGCCATATTGCGGTACGGTTTGTGATAATCGCCCTGCGCCGCCAGATAGGTACGGTACGCCAGCTCTTTGTTCAAATCCATATAAAGTTCCGGCCCTTCGGGTATTCCCATCCGCTGCGCCGCTTCGCGCCGTTTGAGAACGCGTTCCAGCAGTTCCTCCCCCACTTCCGCCTGATATTCGAACAGTTCCGGCGTTGCCGCTTCGTGCACGTCCAGAAACTCCCGCAGCGTCTGAAAATTTTTCTCGACGCTCGTATCGTCTTTCCATATCTTTTCCAAAAATTCCAGATACTTCGTTTCCTCAAGCGTCGAGCGGATAACCTTCATCTGTTCCTTGGTATAAAACCGGTCGACTGCAGGGAAATTGTCATTGGAAGCAGTCTTCCTGAGCCACGGGGAACGCCTGCTTTTCGCCAGCTCTTCCGCTTTGCGCCGCTGCTCGGCCAGATAGTCGTCATACGAAATAACCTCTCCTGTGCTCTTGCGCAAATCCTCCTCGATTTCCTGCCGCGAAACGTCTTCCAGCCGCAAGTCCCAGAATAAATCCCCCTTGTCGTCCTCCTTGACCGTCATTCGACTGTTTATCAGCGCGCCGTCAATCATCACCGGAAAATACGCCTTGTAAGAGTTTCTTTCTCCCGCTGTCACAGAATTCGAACCGTGCGGCGCTTTCTTAACGTTAAAAACCGCCGTTCCCAGCAACATGGGCAGATAAGGAATTAAAAGTTCCCGGCTGCCACTCCAGATATGTCTGTCCTCAACCGGCAGGTTTTTGATTTCCACTTCTCTCCCCAGCGACGGATTATATATTTTCCGCCCTCGGTACGAAACGAGCAGTCCTTCCATTTTCGCCTTAAAATCAGAGTCATTTCTCGCCTGATATCTATCGGCACTGACATTCAGCAGTACTTCGCCTGATGCGCTCTTGACATTTTCTCCGGCAGCCTCTACATTATCAAAAAACGGCGTACTGTTTTCCTCCCTATCCGACACCCGGATTTGTAGCCGGTCACGCCTGGGGGAGGTTTTCGGTACATTATAGCCGTTTTCCTCCCTATCCGACATCCGTGACTTTACGCGGGACCGCCTGGGGGAGGTTTTTTGTATATAGCTGCCGTCTTCCGCACTCTGCGCTTCTCCGTTTCGATTAGCCGCCGTGCCGTTTTCCCCGCCGTCGGGAATAACCAGTTCGCCCCGGTCAATCAAAACTTCTTTAAGGCTTTTGTCTTTCAGATAGATAGGCATCCGGCTCCAGTCCTGCTTATCGCGCAATTCCTCTTCCCTCAGCCCGTATCCGTCAGACAGGGCATAAAGCCTCGAATCGGCAAGTGCCCTCTGGGCTTTGACTTCCGCCTCAAAATCTCCTTCCAAATCCCGAAACTCAAAATACCCGCTGCGGTTAAGACCGACCGCCATATTGCGCTGGTAATGCTTGTCTAAGAAGTCGATAAAATCGCTGTACAGATAATTGTAAAGCTCTTTAATAATTGCCTTATCCTGAAAAATCAGCCGTTCATAACTTCTGAGCCCGAGAATATCATGCCCTTCCATTTCCTCCAGTTTCCGGATATACGTCTGCCAGTACCGCTTGGGAAGGTCGTCAGCCTTAACGTCGGTGTGTATTTTCAGCTTAGCGCCGGAATCATTGATTTCAAAACGCCACCGTCCGTCCCCGCCGCGATACCATCCGGTTCTTGACCAGATAAGCCGCGAGCTGTAATCCTGCTGTTCCAGTTTATATGCCTCCGCCAGTTTTTTGAAATCGGCAAATTTGGCTTCGACCCCGCCGAACTGAAACATCACCGCCGCTTCGGGCGACAGTCGTTTCTGAAACTCCTGATACGCCAGCTGCTTATATTCCGGTATCTGCCCCGCAAAAAGGGAAGCCGGAGAAAATCCGCCGTCAATCTCGTACAGTGCCATCATATTGGCTTGCATCATGCCGGCGGCAATTCTCGCTTTCCCTGTGTCTCCGGTAGCTTTAAGCGAACGTTTGTATACTTCGTCAAACAAACGGCGAAACCCCTTGACATCTTGGCGTACCTGCGCCAGGCTTCTGTTTTGCCGCTTTGCCGCCACCGTCGCATTCTCCGCATCAGCCCCGCTCTCTGCAGTTGCTGCCGTACTCTTACCCGCCGTTGCTGCCCCTGTTTCGGGCATTAACGCCGCAGCCGGCCCGCCTTCGGGCATTGTCGCCGCATCGGCACCGCCCTGTGCAATAGTTTCCCCTTCGCTCATCCGCTGCAAATTTCGCTCCAGAACGTAGTTCAAAACCTTTCCGAAAGCATCAGGTTTGCTCTTTAGCAGTTCCATCATATTGTTTTTGTAAAGCTCGATTTCCTCCGCCGTCACACCGCGCAGCAGCATTCTCTGCCGGGCATCCTCATATGTCTTGCGCGCATAATAAACGCTTCCGTCGGCAGCCATCAGCGCCGAAGAACCTGCAATTGCCCCCAGTGCACTTTCAATCAGCCCTTCAAACAAATCCTGCGTATCGTCAATGCCGACCTTGCGCACAAGGTTTTCCGCCATCATCTGCTGCAAGACTTCCGTTCCTGCCTCGCGCAGCGGCGCCCCTGCAATTTCACGTGCAATCATTTTGGAGGTTATCCGCGCGTCTTTTTCTATCTGTTTCGGTAACGGGCTGAAAAGCTTGTCAATCGCAAAAGTTGTGCCGCCGGAAATGAGCGCCAGCGTATTGGCAGTGTCAATATCCCCGTCCTTGGCGTAGGATTCCTTAAAGATTTCTCCGGCGCCGCCCCCGGCAAACAAACCGTAAGTCGGCCCCGAGCCGATAAATTTGGCCATGGTTCCCATTGCCAGAACCTGTGACGATCCCTGTCCCAGAACATTTGCCAGTTTCGACCAGTTCGGATCTGCACTGTAAGCTTCCGCTGCCGGTGCCAGTAATTCCGAATTTTCGATTTTGCCGGCATATTCGCCCAGTTTGTCGCCGATGTTTTTAAAAATTTTCCCCGTTTCCGGCACCAGAAGCCCGGCACCCGCCGTAACCGCCGCCGTACCGGCATTCTGGCTTTCAAGATTGGCGCCGAACATCGACAGGACATTCCCTGCCGTCCGCAACGTATTCGCGCCCAAACCTCTTGCCCCGGCTTTTAAAAGCTCCCGGCCGAACGCCCCTGCTTCAAATGTGCCGAACTTCCCTTCGTCATACGCCCACTTATACTCCGCAGCCTGTGCCCCGAAATTCTCCAGCAACGCCCAGTAGTTGCGCAAATCGGCAGCCTGCCGCAGCCATTTTCCCGCAATCTGAAAGCTCGTCAGCGGCGCATCTTCGTCAACCGTTTCCGCCGAAAAAGCCGGAAAATTCAGGTTTTGTTCCTCCTCAAGGTAAGCAAACGGCACCCGTCCGCCTTCCTCAAATTCTTCCTGTTTCCTGCCGCGCGCCATAACGCCGGTATAAACCGGTTCCGCCGCAGTATCTTCTGCGTTCATATCCACAGTCCCGCCATCCGGCAGCAATGTCATTGCCATCTCCGTAACGCCCGCACCATCCACCGATACCGACGTCATCATCGTCTCACCTGCGGCACTGCCTTCCGGCACCGGCGTCATCATTGCCCCGCTGTCCGCAATTCCGGAAATTTCCTTCCCGTCCGCATCGTATTTCATCGCCAAATTCCTCAAGTTGTCCATTGCCCTATCCTTTCATCGCCGTCAATTGTTTCAGCCTTTCATCACGGCAAGCCGCCCCTTGAAATAAAACCGGTCTCCCGGCGCCAGCCCCGCCTGCATTACCTCGTCATAAGTTTCAAACTGCGGATAAGAAAGCTCGCGTTTCTGTTCTTCCGTTGCAATCCGGCGCATAACCGCCGTTTTGTCCTCGGCATAAGGTGCTTCTTTTGCAAAACGCTCCCAAATGCGCCTTTCGCCGCTGCCTGAATAGCTGCTCTTCAGGGTTCTCCGCAGCTCGCCGAAAGACGGAGCGGCGCCCGGTGTTTCTTTGAGGTTCAGCTCCGCCGCCGTTTCCGCCAGCGCCTGCCTGCCGATTTTCTTTGCCGCCGCAGGTGTCATCTGCCCGCCCTGCGCTGTAAATTCTTCGGCCAGCGCCGTCTTTCTGCCGTAGTAGTTCTGATAAATGTCAAACGCCAGTTTCGCCTTGTGTTCCATCAGCTCGCGCCCGTACGGGGTATACTGTTCCGCCCCGGCGGGAATATCGCGCATAAAGGCTCTGTCCGCCAGTTCGTCAACCTCTCTGTCAAAAATAAGTTCGGACGCGTTTCCGCCCTGCTGCGCCGCCACCAGCTGGTTTTGCAGTGCCGCCGTTTCTTCCAGACCGAGTTCGTTATGCCGGTAAGCGCTGATAAGGCTGTTTCCCGCATCGCGCACTTCTTCGGCGCTGAGGCTTTCCCCCTCGTTCATTTTCCGCACCAGCCGGTAAGCGTCGGCAAGCGGTGCCGGAGAGCGGTCTTCGCCGTCTCCCCACAGCATTTCGGGATTGGTATCGGCGGAAAGCACATAATATTGCGCCGGAGAAATTTCCCCCCTTTCCCGTTTCTGCCACAATGACTGGGCGTCGCCGTACGCTGCCAGATAAGAACGCTGCCGTTCGCGCTCCTGCTGTCGTTTAGCCCCTTCTTCGTTTAAGCGCCGCGTTTCCGCAATCCGCGCCTTAATGCCGTCGCTGTCGCCGGGAAAATACCTGTCCGCGGCAGCTTCCGCCGTTTCCGGAGAATTCAGCGCCAGATTGAGAATTCCGGTTTTAAGATAGCCGTCGCGGTAAAACTGCTTGTCCTCGGGCGTAAGAAACGGTGTCCGCTCTATTTCGCCGGTTCCCATCTCCAGCAGCTTTTCCGCCTGCACCGGCTCTGCCGTTTCCGCCAGAAGGTTCTGGTTGTCCGCCAGCATCGACCGCAGGCTGTTACGGCCAAAATCCGCCTGTTTCATTGCCGCAATTTTTGCCGTATCGGCACGATTTGCTTCAAGTATCTTGTCGCCGTGTTCCTGCCAGAAAGCCTTGCCGGAATTTTCGCTGCCAAACTGCGCCGGCAGGCTTTTCTCCGCCGTTGTTGCAATTTCCCTCAGCTGCTCTGGCGTTTCTGCCGCCTCCATCGCCTGACGGGAAGCCCTTAGTGATGCCGCCGCTTCCATCGCCTGCCGCTGCTTTTCCGTTTCCAGGCGTTCCTCAGCCATTTTTTTGCCGGCGTCAACCAAAAGCCCCGCCGTTTCCAAACCGCCGTTTCCCGCCACAAAACGTTTTCCCGGAACCGTCAAAGTCGTTTGCAGTCCTCTCTGCGCCATCACGCCCGCCAGCCCCATCGGGGCAATTTTCTGTCTGTTTGCCATTGTCTTCCTCCGCTCTGCCCTAAAAACTACCCGAAAAGCCCGCCAAGCGACGATGTCAAGCCGCCCAGCATGCTGTTCATAAACTTGTTTTTACCAGCTTTTTTGTGCTGGCGCGCCTGTTCCTCCGCCAGCCGCGCCTGATAAAGATAGTTTTCCGCCTCGCTTTCGACCCGGTAACGCTCGTTAAGGATATTCTGTTCCAAAGCTGCCGAAGTCGTTGCCAGCGCCGTCGTTGTCGTCGGGCTTTCGCCCATGCCCGCTTCGCCCGCCGCCGCGGCTGCCGATGCCACTGCCGCCCGTTTCTGGCTGCGCATCATATCCTCGTTCAACGAACCGTTCAGCCGCACCCTTGCCGCGTTTTTGCGGTAAATCGCCGCGTTGTTCAGCGCCAGCTTTGCCTGAACCTTGGCCTCGTATTCTTCCTGTTTGCCTTTCAAAAAGCCGGAAGCAAAGTTGATTCCGGCCGCAATCAATGCCGCTTGTGCCACCATTGTTTTTCTGCCCTTTCAAAAATCTGATAATCTTCACCGTTAAAAAAATTTTCCAATATCCCGGCCGGGGAAAATCCCAGCATGCCGGCCAGCCGCGCCCCTGCCGCAAAGCCGCGGCGTACCGTCATCGTAACGCGCCGTACCCTGAGCCGGACCGCTTGCCGCGGAATATACCGGCGGAAATAGCGTACCGCCTCAATCAGCTTTCGCCCCGCGTCGATTCCGACCAGCGCGAAACATTCCGCTTCCCTGCCTGTCGTAATGTCGCCGCCTTCAATCCGAAAGCCGAAAACCGCCAATACCCTGCCGCCGTTTCCGTCCCACAGCCTTCCCGCCGGTTTGCCGTCACCCGCCGCAGCGCCGCCGTTCCCGGACGCATCGTATTCCGCAGCGCCCATATTCCCGGACTTTTCACCTGCCGCAACGCCCATATTCCCGGACTCTTCGCCTGCCGCAGAGCCGTCATTCCCTTTTTCCACCAACGCGAAAGCCGGAATGCGTTCAAATTCCGCCGCCCACGTTGCCGCTTCCGCCTGCTGCTCAGGCTGCACCCGGACTTTAAACGCGTCTCCCGCCCGATATTTTCGTATCATAAACTACTCCCTGCTGCTATTGCCGAACCGCTCCGTTCAATGCCAAGCTGCTCCGTCCAATGTCGAACCGCACAGCCCAATGCCGAACCGCACCGCCCCAAACCGCTCGCCGCTCTATTCGTCCACGTCCATATACGGCACAATCGCCAGAATATTCATCGGCAGCGGCGAAGAATTCTGAATCATCAGCGTCGCCGCCGCTTCCTTTTTCGTCGTCGCTCCGTTAAACAAAACTTCCTTGTTGCCTGTAAACAGTTCCTGCGCCTCGTTCATTGCCGCATCGGCCTGCCGGTAGAGGATATCCGTCAGCGTATCCTCGTCCTCGCCGATCTGCCCGCCGCCGGAAAGATACAGCATCAGGAGCACATGGTTGATGCGCTGTTTTTGGCCGATGCCGCTTCCGTAATCGTTCGGGATATAGATATTCTGCGGCATAAATTGGCTCGTAATCGGCAGCCCTGCCGCCACATGCCGGTACGTCGGCAGAATTTTGATTTTTCCGTCCTGCACGACCTGCGGTTCCAGAACCGTCCCGTCGGCATACACCGCCACTTTAAGCCCTTCCAGGTGTTCCAGCCCGGACATTTCCTCCTGCATGTCCAGTTCATTCTGCTCATACACCACAGCCCCGTCCAGATACAACGCTTCCTGGCGGACATATTCTTTCTCCAGCGTTTCCCTCTCGGCCAGGCTTGCCGCGCCGTAAACGCTCGACGGCCAGTACTGCGGAATGCCGTTGTCCATCCATTCCACGGTTCTGTAGTTGGCATTGTTGACTGTGCGCTTGATTTCGAGCCACAGTTCGTCGCGGCAGTCTTCAAAATTCGGAATAACTGCCAGGCTTTCCGCCGCGCCGGACAAATCGTGCCGCGACAGTGCCGAAACTTCCTGTTCCGCCGAAAAAGTAAGCGCGGTCAGGCTCCCATCGCCGACCATGCACCACAACACTTTGTCGGGAACTTCCTGATATGCCATGCCGGTAATTCTCGATTGGAACAGATGTTTCCCCAAAAGGGAAATGTCCATTTCGTCATACCCGTCGTTATAGTAATTGTACGTCAAATCGCGCAGGCTCAGGCCGTACCTGTCGACGAAAATAACGTGCGACCCGACCGAAAGCGGCATAATCGCCTTGCTCCCGACCCGCGAAATCTGCGAAATCTTTACATTGTCCGAAGCCAGCGGCGACGCCGACGACACCACGTCGACATAAAATTCCGACGCCCCCGTGCCGACAAACAAAACGTCCCGAGCATAAATCCATTTCCCCTCGTTAAATTCGGTATTGAGCACCGGCACCGTAATCGCCGTTTCCGCCGTTGCCTCGCCGCATTCCATATCGGCAAAGTTGTTATAATCGCCCGAATACGACAGGCAGACGTTCGGCCCGGTTTCGGTATTGACCAGAAACGCAAACCTGTTGCGGAAAAAAGCGCCGGATTTCGGATATTTCGAAGCTTTGTGCAGCATGCCGAGTTCCCAGCATACCGTGCCGGACTTAATGGCGTCCGGCAGGCGCGTTACCGTTGTTCCCTTTACATGCTGTTTGTCGACAACCTCCGTAATCTTGACAATTCCCGACCCGTCGTGCAGATATTCCCACAAAACGCCGCCGTCGGAACGCGTCCCTTCGCTGTGCACCGGTTTGATACTTCCGGTCTCGTCTCCAGTGATGGCTTGGTAATACTTATTGTCTGATACGCATATAGTCCCCTGAAATCCGATTTTTCCCGCCTGCCAGGGGGTCGTGTCGTCGTCAAAAATCCTCAGCCGCACCAACCTGCCCACATCCGTCTTGCTGAAAACGTCGCCGGTTGCCGTAAGTTGGACCTCCCCTTCCAACTCGTCGGTCGCAATGCTGATGTCAGTCGTGTTCATGCTCAGAAACGGACCGTTTCTAATCTCCAGCTCTTCCAATACCCATGTGGTATTTGAATAGCGTTTCAGCACCATCAGCGGAAAATCCTCGTTAAAAATATACAGAATGTCCGAATGCTGGATAGTCTGAATTTTGCAGCATTGTTCTTCGTTGTCCCACAAATCGCTGTATGCGTACGGAGACGCAATCTCCAGCACCGGAAATACCTTCTCGACAATGTCGTCGGGAATTCCGCCCGTCGTGCCGCTTTCGCCGCCCATCGTCGTCTTTGACATATCGCGCACCAGTTTTCCCTGCGCGTACATGCGGATTTTCTTGTGGCTGAATTCAATTACATACGCCACCCTGTGGCTGTATTTAAACGGAAATAAAAAACTTCTTGCGTTAACCATTGTTTCTCCCCCTCAATTCCCAGACCAGTTCTTCCCCGCGATAAACGCTGAGGATGTTCCGTTCCGCTTTGCCCGTATACGCATCATAAAAGAAACCGTAATTTTCCTGCGTTTCATCTTTCTGCCAGCCGTTTTCCTCTATAAACTCGGCATCAACGCTCAAAACCAGCGTATCATCGGCATCATAATAGTTTCCCTGATTCATTTCGCCCTTTGTTTCAACCAGACGCGTATGCACGACAGCCCCGTCCTGCAGCGCTATGCTGTTCAGTTTCTCACTGTCGGTATATTCAAACAGGCTTTCGTCCAAATTCCCCGTCGGAGCCATGTCTTCCCGGGCAAACACAACCGGCAGAAAACCGTTGCTGAATTTAATGTAAAAGCACCGTTCCTCCCTGTCGCTGCGCCCGACCGCCGTACAGGCTGCCAGCCCGACGACGTCGCCCCAGTCGCCGTAGTCGTATTCTTTTTCCTTGACCAGCTCGATTGTAACCGTTTTGGTCATATCGGCAATAATCGTCCCCTCCTGCGTGATATAGTTTTCTTTTGCCACCCTGTAAAAAACTTCGCCGTTTTTGTTAATGCGCAGGCTCCGCCGTTCATAACCGTTGAGTTCGACCACGGCATCCGCCGGCACCGTTTCCACCGTCAGCTCGCACATAATGCCTTTTGCTACCAGCCTGACCGCAAGTTCTTCGTCCGCGTCCGCCGTCAGCGTATCGACAACCGTAACGTACCCCTCGCAGCTCACCCGGTACGAAACCTCGTCGCCGCGCGCCAGATAAACTTCCCGGCGTTTGACGCCGTTGATATAAACTTCTGCTTCTTCCGGATCGGGCACGATTTTAAACAAAATGCTGTCCCCTTCCGGAGTTGCCGCCACAAAACGCGTTCCGCCGCGCCGTTTCAGGCTGCCTTCTGCCAGCGGAATAAAATTGCGGCAGAGCTTTGCCGTCTTGTCATATTTCGCAATGTCTGTGCGCCCCTCCAGCCACGGGCTCAATTCCCCGCCGTTAAACTGCACTTTCGCCGGTTTTATACTCATCTGCATTTCCCCTTATCATCTTGAATGTTTCTTACCAAAAAATGACCTTTCCGCCATTTCACCATTTCCACTCTGCCCGCCATCTCACCATTTCTCCTCGACCCGCCTCCCGCTATTCCGCCTCTCCACCCCATTTCTCCCGTTTCTCTCTTCTCCTGCATTTTCCCATAAAAAAAGCGCGCCCTCCGGCACGCCCGTATTTTTTTGCAGAATTTTTCCGCCTTTCGCCCCAAAGCAGCCCCAGCGCCGCTCCTATGCGTATCCTCTCTCCAAAGCCGCTCCTGTACGCCGCCTCACAACAGCCCCGCGATTAAAAAGGGTATTCCGCAAACCCCACTGTACAGCCATATAAAGAACAACGTCCGCCGAACCGCCCCGATGCACGTTCCGGCATCATCCGCCGTCAGCCGCCCCGAGCAGCGAAAATACATCAGCGCCGCCAAAACATACGCTACTGCATAAAACGGCAGAATATCCCGGTAAACGCCTCCCAGTATCAGCCATGACCCCGCCGCGGAAAACACGGCCGCCCCCGCCAGCCAGAGCACTGCCCGCAGTATCAGCCGCAGCCGTTGTCTTTTCCGCAGCAGCGGCTCTCCCTGCGCGCCTTGCGATATAACCGCAGTTTCCTTTATGATTTTACCCATATCCTGAATTCCCCCTAAATTGAACCGGCTGCAAACCAAAACAGCAGCGCGCCGCACCACAGCAGAAAACACAGCGCCGTCGTCATACAATATTTCCACCGCGCCTGCCTGCGCACCATCAGCACATAAAAGCGTCCTGCGCTGAATGCCGTCAGAACCGCCGCCAGCCCGAAGAGAAACAGAAAAATCAGATAAATCGTCATACCAAAACCGGGCATCCGCAAAACGGCTTTTTCTTCCGCTGTTATGGTATCATCCCACTCGCATTCATGCACATCCTTCAATATATCCATAGACGCCAGCCACGCCAGAACCAAACAAAACACGGCAGCTCCGGCGATTTTTAACATCAGGGTTCCGTTCACCTTCCGCAACTTGCCCTTTTCCGTCTTCTCCCTCTCGGGCATCTGGGCAGCCGCGCCGGTTTCGCCCTGCCCGCAATTTGCCGCCCTGCCCGTCTTCCGTTCAGGAACAGGCTTCCCGTTCTCTTCTCGCTCATCTCTTACGGAAATTTTCAATTTTGTTCATCCTTTGCTTATAGTCAAGATACTCCTGCACCTTGTGCCTTTTCTCTGTATTTGCATCATATCCCCGAGACATTCTCATTCCTTGATAATCAATATCCGTCCATAAATCTACAGGCACACTCCGCAAATAGTCCGAGTATATATCAATTATATCTTGCTCATTAGACATGTCAAGCGCTTTCTTATCTTCAAGCGGTTTCACCCCATAAATATTTTTTTTAACATAATCATCTTCTCCCGTAAAAAAATCTACAGTTTCATAAACTAACTTCTTAGCAATATACTTTTTTGCTAAAGCTATTCCAGCTCTGGTTAAAATTGGCCACACCATATCATCTCTCCCCAAATAAGTTTACATTCCACAATTTTCCGCCGTCCCGTTAATCGCCCCAGGCCTCGCGAACCAGAACCCAGCTGTTGTCGGGAATAAGTTCCGCGTCTTTGGCTATCTCGTTGTTGAGCTGCGCCTGCCGTACCAGCGTCAGAAATTCGTTCTCCAGCGCCTGTTTGAGGTTAAGCGAATGTTTGATGCGCATTGCCAGTTCCGCCGCCACTTTCGCGGCTGCCGCCTCCCTGAACAAAGGGGGAAACGCCGCATCGTCCCCGACCGCGCGGACATACTCAATTTCCACCCCGTCTTTCAGCGGGCTGACAATACAGTTGTCTGCCAGTTCGTATCCCTGCATCGCATAAGGGCGCGCCTCGGTCAAATCTCTGGCTCCCTGCCCGAAAACCTTAAGCAGCAGCAGACAGTCCGCCGGCAGCGGATACATAAACCTGTCGCCATACGTTTTTTCGCTCCGCGCCAGACGCTTGACCCCTACCGCAAACCGCCACGGATATGACGACAGCAGCAGGTTTTTGACATCTTCATAAATCGTTTCGTATGATTTGCCGAACGCCGCATCGTTTAAAGACGACACCGGCGGCTCGCCGAGTTTCAGCATCGCCCGGTTGATAATTTCCACTTTTGACATTTTTCCTCCATATTGTTTGCACCACATTGTTCGCGCCATATTATCCGCATTGAACCATATTACCCGTACTGCCCAGTTCGCACCGTAATCGGGCAGACGTTTCCGCCTGCCCTTCGGACTATGGATTGGCCTGATAATAAATTGCATAATAATACCGCACCCGCGCCGCCGTACCGCCCCAAACGACCGGTACCACATCACCGTGCCGTAATGCCCGGACAGACGGTACCACATCTCCGCGCCGCCCCGGACGGCCGGTTCTCACGCTGCCGGTACGCCTCCGTTCGGGTTAGCGCGCCAGATAACCGAGCGTCACGCGGATGCTGCCGCTGTTGCCGGTTGCCGAAGCCACCGCCGCGGTAACAAAGTCCTTCACGTCGGTCGGAAGCGTTGCCGTCGCCATCAGTTCGCCGTCGGCAAAGCTCTTTTCCGCATCAATCGTCATCGTCAGCAAATCGGCAAACGACCCGTTTTCGGTATCGCCGTGCTTAACCGTAATCGTCACTGCCGCGGTTGTTGCCACATCGCCGACCGCAAACGCGTTGACGCAAAGCGCCCCCTGCGTGGAACCGGCTGCCACCGCATCGCCCGCCGCAATCGCCGCCTGGTTCAGGGCACCGCTTGCCAAGTCTTCGCCATAAACTTTCAAAATATTATTCAACATCAATCATTCTCCTGTAAGATTTAAACTCATATATGCGGCACACTGCTTCCCACCGGCAGGCTCCTCCCGGCCGGCAGCAGGAAACAGCGCGCCGTCCCCTGAAAGCTACGCCAGCTTAACCGCGTCTTCTTCGCCGTTCTTAAAGTTGTACGACGTGATGAAGCGGATGCCGTTCCAGGCCGCAAAACTGCGGTTGACGTCCATATCGCCCGTCATCGTCTGCAAAACGTTGCCCTTGTATTTGTTGAGCATCGAGAGCACTTTCGGATGGCAGAAAATATAGGTGGAAGCCGGCGTCGCCTTGGCATCGACCAGCATATTGTCAATCTGTTCCGCGGTCGGAATCTTGTCCGCCGAGATATTGACAATCGCCGACACCGCGTCCGGGTTTGCCAGCTGCATGCCGATATAGCCTTTAATGCGCACGCCGTAGCCCAAAAGGCCGTTAGCGTTTTTGTAAAGCTGCGCGCCGTTAATCGGGGTTGAATCCAAAATCCCGTGGCGGTTGATGTTTTTCGCCGAATAAAGCCCGGTTACTTCGCCCGGGATAAAGCGCACCGCCACCATGGAGTAGCACTTGTCCGCCGCCCCTGCGGCAACGGCCTTGCCGTTGCCGACCGCATACGGGATAAAGTTGTCGTAAATGATTTTCTTTTCCGCGGTCTCGCCGGCATGCTTAAGCAAAATCGGGATTTTTTTGGAAAAATATTCCGAAACGCCGATAACCGCCGCCTTGTCTTCCGGAACGAAAATCTCGCCGCCCAGAATGGACAGGTCGATTTTCTTCAAACTTGAATCGACTTCCATTTCCGGCAGCGGCTGATTAATATCCACAAAACCCGCGCCGTCGATTTTGCTGACTTCTTCATACGCGTTCCATAACCCGTGGGTCGACGCTTCAAAACGCATATTGTCCAAAATCGGCGACTCATTGGTCAGATAGTCCACATAATGCTCCTGCTTTTTTGACAAAGCAATCGCCAGTTCCTTTAATGTGCTAGACATAAAAAATTCCTTTCAAAACAAATAAATATCAGTAATCGTTAAACATTTCCCTGAAATATTGCACCATATCCCAGTCGTCGCCGCCGCGGCGCCTGCCGAAGCTGACCGGATTGTCCTCGCAAATTGCTTCGCCGAGCCTGCAAAACGTTTCCATCAGGCGCCGGGTGCCGATGGCGCGCTCGATTTCCTGCACCAGGGCCATATCGTCGCAAAACATGCGCAGCCCCCGTTTCATCAGTTCAAAATTGCGTTGTGCCCTCGTTCCCCAGACGCGTTTCATTTCCTCAAGCTCGCGCTGCGAATTTTCCTGCCAGGTCTGTTCGTCGCGCTCCAGCAGTTCGTCGCGGTGTTTGACATACCAGTCATACAAAGCCTGCGCCGACTGCGGCAGGATATGGTTTTCCAGACACACCTGTTTGAACGCTTCGCCGTCTTCCCTGTCTTCGTCGGCAAAACAGATGTCAAACCCGGTGCAGTCGTGCGGCATTCCCAAACGGGAATACAGCTTGTCAAAGCCTTTTTTATCGCCGTCCTTCGGCAGGGACACTTTGGAAGAATAGGCTCTTTCCAGTTCGCGGTAAGACCTGAGCAGGTCGGCAGGAGTTTTCAAACCCTTTTTGCCGAGATATGCCAGCTCTTCCTCGGACAGTTCCCCCCATCCGGATTGTGCACGCAAAAAGTCTTTTTCGATTTCAGACTTCAAAAAGTTGTCGGAGGTCGTCTGCCCCTCCGGCCTGTTAAAATTTCCCATTTCTTTTTCCCCTGATTAAAGTTAAAAATAAAATTAAAAAAAGAACGGCTCTTTCGAACCGTCCTTTGCCGTCCTGACCTTCTCTCGCCGGATTTTTTCGTTCAATCCCGCGCCTGCCCCGTTCCGCAGCCGGACGTTCGGTTTTATTTCCACCGCTTCCCGACCGTCGCTCATTTCACACCCGCCGCCCGCTCTTCTCGATTTCCCTTCCACCGCTTCCTCATCGTCTCTATATCACCCTGCCGACCGCTCTGCCCGGTTTTCCGCCAGTCGCGGCCGGCATCGCTACTCGGCGGAATTGGGTTTAACCACCGACCAGTTCATATAACAGGCGCCGCCGTCCGCCGCAGTCCACTTGCCTCCGTGCGCCAGACAGTCTTTTTCGCTTATCAGTCCGCCAATACAAACTCCCATATCATAACACCAGTCTTCAATTTCGGACAAACCGCCATTACCGCCGACAGCCAATCCTCCGGCAAACAATACCGCCGCAACAGTCGGACTCAACGCTTTCTGCCATCCCCCGCACGCCGAAAACAGCAAAAACAGGCTATACGAAAACACTACCGCCGCTGCCAGAAAAAAACACACCGCAACATTGTCGCCTTCCAACAGGCTCCATCCTGCGCCGGCAACAGAAAGCATTACCGATAGTATAAAAAAAATCCCCGCCGCCGTTTTGCCTGCGGCTCGCAAAAAACGCCACGCCGTTTTCATCATTTGTCCTTTCGCAAACCATACGTTTTTATTTTTTCTTTATATCACATTAAATCTGAAAAGAAAATAAAATTATTTGATTTTATGTTTCTTTAAAACATCGCATGCCCCCCTCTCCCGATACATCAGCCCATAGCCTGAACCGTAGAGATTATTTTTCATATCTTTGACACTGTCGCCTATAACCCCCCCAATTCCTCCATACATTTTACGCAGCTTTCCGTTACTCAACTTACGATATAAATCCTTTCCCTCTTTCAAAGCAGCTCCAGCCAACACTGTTGATGCAGAAAATACGCCTCCCTGAGCGCCAACACAACTAACATACTGGTGCTTATTTTCATCAGACATTTTTATCGGTGTTAATCTTTCCGCTTCATAATATGCATGTTTCACCGTTTCAGGAAGAAGATTAACAGATTTCTTCGCTGCTAAATTGAAAACTTGTCTTGCCTCGTCAGCTGTTTTATCAAAAATGCGGGATAAATCATAAATATTTGCTTTTCACTGGCACAAAAATTTACCTCTGTTCATCTCTCCAGTAACTTCATCTTCATATTTTTTAACCGCCTGATATTCAAACCAGTCAGCTTCATTCATATCATCT